TCCGGCGTAATCCAACACCTGATATGCTGTCGGGTTTGTCGGGATTGTAGAGTCTGACAGTGTAAATGTATATGTCGTCTGGCTGCCGGTGTAGCCGCTGTCTGCAAGCTGCCATCGGTCGGGGTTGTTGGTTATGCCTCTTTGAAAAACGTTGAACTTGCCGTTCATAATATAATTTGTCCGGTCTTCTAAAGTCGCGGCGGTATAATTTTTTATCCCGGTAGCAGAATAATAAACCTGATTGCCGTTTTTATCATTTACCAGGATTGAAAATTCGGAGTTGCAGAATATTGCCGATGGGCTCCCGCCCCGGTTTGGCGCGCCCGCCAGGGTGCGGATCGGCTGGGCCGCAGGATAGAGCAGGCCGTCATCCCAATAGGCGGTTATTGGGTTTGTTACCGGATTCTTTCCGGCTTCACCGATATAGATGTAGCCGTTTTCAAGAGGAGTGCCGTTTAGCTCTGTAAACACTGGATATTGGGCGGTTATGGCGAAGTATGTCATGGGGTTTGCTCCTCTTCTTTTTCCATCATTCTCTCAATATTTTTCCTTTGGATATTCATGACCGCCGCAAGTTTTTTCATATTTTCGATCTCTTTGACGCTGCCCTTCGGACTGTAGGCCAACTTGATTAATGCATTTCTGACCGGTTTCGAATTGTATACTCTTGATGCTACCGAAAGTCCCATCGGCAAGGCAAGCGCTCCTATTGCAGATCCCGCGCCGCCGCCCGCATATCCGCCCATCATGCCGCCTAATATCGTCGTCACATAAGGTAGGTTGGACATGCCGGTCATCGGGGCCGCTACCGCTTTGCCTGCCTGCTCGGTCATCTTAAGCGCTTTATAGGCTCCCTCTATCGCCTTTTCATCTTCTCCGGTAAAAAATACGCCGGTTTGTTTTTTGATGCGCTTCAATTGATTCTTAAATTTATCCGGCGTGAATTCGTCAAATCCACCAGCTTTTTCGACTGCTTCCTGTATCAATGCCATTTGGGCGTTTCTGCGACCTACCGGCGATAGATTGCGGTAAAGCAACTTGACTTCGCTCGGCTTCGCGCTCATTAAGAGCCTGCGAACATCTTCCGGTGTTTGGCGGCCTTTGGCTAATACTGATCTAAGCGTCTGGTAACGTAAATTATCATTTAATTTTGATATCTTTTTATTAGCCACTTTCCACTTTACGAAATCGGCCTTGCCGCCTTGCTGCTGGATAAAATCGCCCATTTCTTCATTAAGATTTTTATAGAGGCTTCCGGCTATCTTCTGCCCCTCATCTTTTAAATGGGCCAGGTCTTTATTTTCCGCCAGGTTATTTCCAAGTCTTTTTCTTGCCGCTTCAATTTTTGTCAGACTTTGACCGTCGATATCAGTTTTGAAATTTTCAAGCTCTTGAATCAAAGCATCATTGCCGCCGGATGGGCTTTCGGCTTTTAATCTTGCTATTTCATTGTCTATTTTTGCCTTCGTCTTATCGACCGTGACGACTCCGTTTTGATCGAGCCGGTTAATCACTTCTTTTTTGTCTTTAGCTGATTTTGAAAGCTTATTGCTCCAGGTTTTATCCAGATCCTTATACACCTGGTCTATGTAAGGCGCTGCTTCGTCTGCCCCATATTGCCTGGCGAAGTCTTTTATCATGTCAACTCGTTCAGCCTGCTGACCGGCACGATACCCGGCGCTTGGTCCCATTGTACTTTCAGCGGCCCTTTCAACCAGCTTTCCGGCACGGCTTGTGGGCTTAAAAACATCCGATGTCGCAACCCGTACACCTTGCTTTTCAATGTCGGCAATTTCTTTGGCAACTTCGGCGGCCTTGGTCCCGGCGCTCACTGCCTTGCCTGCGCTTCTAAGCTGTGACATGCCGCCCATTACTTCGGGTATGCCTGATATCGCCGTTGAAGTTGTCGCGCCTATCGACGATGCCGTTTCCGGCGATGCTCCTGCGGCAAGTGCGCCTTTCATGGCGATGTCGCCACCTCGCTCCGGTATCGATCCAATAAATTCAGCGGTTGGCTTTACGCCTGGAACCTCCATTACTTTTTCGACTCCGGCGGCAATCTTTTTCTGTGCTGATTCTGCTGGGATTAATCCTGCGGCGGCCTCTTGAACTCCGGTCATCGTCTGCTGCCCTTCGGCAAGCGCCTTGTCGATATCACCGGTTTTAAGAGCCGTCGTTACATACTTTGCCAATCCTGCAATTCCGGATGCCGGATAAGCGCCGCTTGAAACCATCATTGATGCTACCAGTTCGCCAAGTTCTTTGCCTTTGGTCGCATCCTCTTTCACAAGATCCAAAAGGCTCTTTTTCTTTTCAGCTTCGGGCGTTCGATATTGGGCATACTTCTCAGATAACGGCGTGGCTGTTTCTTCCGGCGGCGGTGTCTCCGGCTGGTCCATCGTGAAACCGGCAGGCAATGTCTTTACCGGGTCAAGCTCAAATCCTGGCGGCGGTGTCGGCATCTTTTATCCTCTTACTGCAAAGGCTGTCTGGTTTGCATGTCAAGCCATTGGCCATTGACGAATATTATTTTCTGCCCTGTCTGCGGGTTCGTGGCGGTTACCTGCGCCGTTTCTGCTGCGCCGGTTTGCTGCGGCTGGGCCTGCTGCTGCGGTTTTTCGCCCATGGTTTCAGCCGGTGGCGTCGTAAAAACATTGTCAGCATTCAATTGATAATTATCTGCTACTTTCTGCTACTTTTTGCAGACCGGATCTTACTTCGTTCTCTTTTTTACCGGCGGCGTTATAAAGCTTTTTAGCCTGGCTCGTAAAATCTTTTATCTGTGAATCGCTGAGACGTTTTCCGGTCAGCAGTCGATTATACAGATTTAAAATTCTTGTCGGCACTCCGGCTGCCTGTTCTGCGGTGGCAAATTCTCCCTCTCGAACCGTCGAGCCGGGATCGAGCATTTTCATATAATTGAATATCAACGCCATGTCACCGGCGGCGGTATTCTCTGTTTGCTCGATCCGCCGAAAGGCATCCTGCACTTTTGAAAATTCGGAAATGCCTTTTTGATATTCACCGGAAAGCTTTCGCTCCATATCGAACTTTTTTTCATCTGGTATCGGCCCCTGCTTTTTAAGTGCTTCCATCTCCATGAAAAGTTTTTGCGTTTCGGCATCATACTTTCTGGTCTGCGCTTCTGTTCGCAATGCCTCTTTTTCGGTCAATCCGGCATCCACTCCAGACTTGATGATCTCGGCTTTCATCTTTTTCTGTTCGAGCGGTGCCATATCCGTAGCGCGGCGCTCTTTGCCTAAAAGCTCTTGCGATTCTGAAAGCTTTTTAAACCGCTCCGGATCCATCGCATTGAAAAGAAACATCTCAGACGAAGTGATGGCCCCCTGCGGATCAAGGTCAATGTTGTCTCTAATGGTCTGCATGTTCTGCGCTTCGGCTTGCTGGCCGCTGTTTTTGTAAGCCTCTATTAATTGATCTATCTGCTTTTTAGCCGCTTCGGTATTGCCTCCTTTAAGCGGCGCGTAAAAGCTCATGAGCTGATTGACCTTCGCCTGACATTTCGGGATACTTTTCCATCATGCCCTGGTAGTCGGCGGCGGTTTTGTTCTTTTGCTCTGCAAATGCTGCCAGGTCGTTTTGCATTTCGGCCTGCCGGGCCTGGGCGGCGCGTTTGGCCTGGATATCCTGTCCTAAAGCATAACCTTGCATCAGGCTTGCGCCGATGTTGGGCATTTCGCCGGTTAGATAATTCATCGGTTGCTGCATGTTATTTCCCCTGGTTGAAGTATGCGCCTGCTGCGGTGCCGAGTCCCTGGGCGATGTTGCTGTAAATCTGATTTTGCGCCTGGCTTTGGCCTAATATGTTTCCGGCCTGGGCGGAACCTAAATCCTGATACAAGTTTGACAAATTATTTGTCGGCATAGCCCCAGGCTGACTGATATAAGGCAAGGATGATATGGCGCTTGTCCCTCTTCCGGCAAGGTTGCCGAGTCGGCTGTATTGATCGCTGATCGCCTGTTGGAGCATCTGCGGCCTATACTGCGCCAAGGCTCCCTGGATATTGCCGCCTCTTAATCCTCCGGTGGCCGATGCCTGCTGAAGCAATGCCTGTTCTCCCTGGGCGGTCAATTCCTGCAGCAATGGACTTGAAGCGATGTTTTCAATGGCTGCCGCCTGCGCTTCTTGTCCGGTCATCCCGGCATAAGGGTTCGCGGCGCCTTGCACCTGCTGGATCTGCGGTGCCGCTGCAACTGTTCCCTGAATGCTTTTCCCTAAAGCACCGCCGACTGTTCCGGCTATCTGCCCAAGTGCGCCGCCTCTGGTCCCCTGGATGCCCACTTCTCCGGTGGCCGGCGCGCCTGCTGCGGCTCCGCCGATTGTGATCTTGCCGGATGCATCGGTGGAAGTCGCCGGTAATAAGCTGGCCCGTTCTGATGCGCTTGGCTGATAGGCGGTCAATCCTACAGGCGTCGTCGGCTGCTGCGGCATGGCGACACCGGAGAGCGCCATAAGCTCATATAGAGCGCCTTGCCCTGCCTGGATATAAGGCGTCATCAACTGCGTGGTCTGCGCCTGCTGCTGCTCTAAGATGGCTTGTTTGCGCTGATATTCCTGCATGTTGAGATCATACTGACGCTGTTCTTCGGATATGGCGGTATTGGTCGCAGACTTCTGCGCGTTTGCCGCCCCCTTTATCGCCTGCTTTTTTTGGTTAGCGGATACCAGGCCGCCTACCGTCACAATTGCCGCGCCTGCGATTGCTCCCCAACTCATGGCATCAGACTCCTGTAGTCTATCGTTATTTCATCTCCGGGGCCGCCGCCGATGCAGCCGTTGATATCTCTTTTTGCGATCACTGCGGTTTCTCCCGGCATGATTCTATTTAAATATGCGTTCGGTCTTTTGGCGTGATTGATCCAGCGTGCCGCTTCGGTCAATTGACCTCCGATCTCCCACGGGCAGATATATTCATGTAGCTTGAACGGCCAGGTGGCGAAAAGACCCTTGCCGTGGATGTTGCTTCTGTTTTTAGATAGAGCCGTTCGGAATCCGTTTACCAGCGGAATATACTTTTCTTTGCCGTTTTCATAACCGAGGCTTTCAAAATCTTTGATATCTTCGATACGTTCCGATCTATCTTCAATCTCTTCGTAAACACCGGTCTTATCGATGAATATCTTTTCAAGCTCCGTCTGGTCATCGATGTTATCGGGATTCGGGTGGATGTTCTGCACGACCGTATCTTCGATAGCGTAAACTATTTTGCGGCCCGTACCGGCGATGAAAGTCGATGGTGCTTCGTAGTAATCTATGGATCGATCCATGCGAAGAAATGCGATTTTGCCGTGAACGATAGTGCAGACATGCTCCGTTAAATGCTTGTGCCCCACCGCAATGGTCCCGGCCGGGATGAACATCTCCCTTACATAGATCCCCGGCGCAAAGTAATTCGTAACAGGGCATTGCATCTGCGGCAGCTTGTCTACTTTACGGATGATGTCATCGACGATCTTTGTGTCCGGTAAATTTACCATGCATAATTCTGCTGATACGGGTTGAAATTATAGTTCGAAGATAACGGTTGCTGCTGCGAATAATAATTTTGAGCGTACATCTGCCATGGCTGCTGTGTTTGGGCCTGTTCGGTCTGCTGCGGCGTCAAATAGCTTTGCTGGGCCTGGGCCACCGGCTGCATTTGCTGCTGCTGCATCGGTTGCATTTGCTGGCCGAAGTATCCCTGCTGAACCTGCCCGATAGGTTGCGGCATGGGCTCGGCCCCTAAAGTAATGGGGTTGTAAAGCTGTTCGATTGTTTTGCGGGATGTCTGCAATTTGTTAAGCTGGCTTTGTGACCGCGCAATACTTCGATCATATATCGCCTGGCCGTAATCCATGCCGCGAAGCAATGCATTGCCGCTGCCGATGCCTCTATCCAACGCGCTCATGGTACGGTAGTCCGCTTTAGATCCTAATATCATGTGATCTCCCTCCCGCTGGCCGATAGCGTGAATGTCGATCCGGCCAGGGCATTGGTTGAAATGTAACCGCCTGCTAAAAGAACCTGGCCGACAAGCTCCGGGCAGGTATAGACTTCGTTGCCCTGGATGAATTTTATCGGGATGACAAGGTTATCATTTCCCGGTGAATCTCCGCTTGCAACCAGATAGACCAGAATACCGGCGGTTATAGCCGTGACGTTCGAGATCGTGAATTTGTCTATAACGGTCGTGCAATTAACCGCAGTGTATTGTGTCTCCGCGCCGGATGCGGCTGTTTTTCGCGGGATGATGTTCTTTATGTTTACGGCCATTAGAGTAATTCCCTGAAAATAAGTGACCCTTGAATGTCTGCATTTGAACTAAGCGGCCTGACTGCCAGAATTAATTCGTCACGAGTTCCATCTATATTACTTCCAATACGGAGATTGTTAACGATATTCGATGACGTGCTGCCAGCACTTTTGGCATAAAAGCTTGCCAGTTTTGTTCCTTCGGCGCTGATTGTATTAGCAGTTGCACCTGCAGCCCGTTGGCATCCGCTATTTGTAATGTCCGCATATGTCAGCGTTCCGGCATATGTGGGGTTCAACAAAAGCATTGCCAAAAAATCATCATTAGTTTCAGAAATCATTGAAAAACTTTGCGGTAGTACTGTTAAGTCGAGGTGAGTTGTTTTCAATCTCAATGCTAAAAGTACATAAATAGTATCTGCGGCATTGGCATCTAAATGGGTATTTTGCGTGTCAATACTTCTACCAACCCCGGTTAACTCCAGTCCGCCCTCGCTCATTACAGTGCCGCAGATATGGTCTATCGATCCAGCCCCGGTGCCGTCGCTCTGGATATCGTACCGAATCGGCTGATTTGGAGAAGACATATAAACGGTCGTGAAAGTACTATCATTGGCATGATTGAAGTAATGAACGTATCTAATAATACCGTCAATAACGAATCCAACGCGGACCCTGCCGGTGCCAAGATATTCGAAGTCTATTATTGCTATTTGTGTGGCATCCAGATCAAGCGTAATACCACTTGGGCCGGTGCCGTCCATCGGATCATAATTCCAGTTTGCCTGGGTAACGGTTTCGGTAGTCGATCCGTTTTTGGCGATATTCCATGAGCATGTCGTGTCATTTACTTCAAAGAATATCCCATCGTTGGGGGTCATGAACGTGCCGCCGGTGCCGTCGAAAAAGCCGATACGCTTTGTAATCCCGGTTTCCTGGGTTGCAATGAAAGTCAAAAGGATCAAGGTCGATTTACCCGGCTGATAATTGAATCTCTGCTTTGTCTGCCGTATTGCATAATCGGACGCCGATGCTGTCACGGTAAGCTGGACACGGGCATGGACTGTTGAGTGCGTTGATGTCGCGCTTCCCCCCAGGCTTTCGTCAAAGAAAAGAGGCTGATCGTCCCAAAGTTGTTTGCTGTCGAAAATAGTGAATGGATGGCTTACACGAAGTCGGTCGAACGCATCAATTGCCGGTGTGTCACCATACTCTTGTAGAGATACCCGCAGATTTCCGCCCGGCGTTGCGCCTACATTGACAAGTTGATTAGATTCTTCATCTATCCCCTGTAACTGCGCGATTCGTTGATATGCTTTGCTGGCAATAAAAAAAGAAAGTGAAACCGGATCAGCGGTGTGAAATTCAATGACCAGTTTAGAAAAAGTCAACGGCGCCGTGTCATATTTAAAGACTGATCGCTTTGTACCATCGGCAGATCCATCGTATATCGTCTGGTCTGGGATTCCGGTTAAGCCGTATTTTAGAACGATGTTCGAAAAATCGCCTGTCGTCGTGGCCCATCCCATTGTCGTGCTTTGGATCGTGCGCTCAAAATAGATTGTAATTACTTTAGGATTTGTTGCGGTTGAATCAGTTATCGTCGTAAACCGGTCGTCAAACAGATCGATGATACTGCCGGAAAAATTGCCGATATCTGACCGTGAGACATTTACATCGTGAGGATAAGTGCTTTCTCCGCCAATCGGCATTGGGTTCATGAACTCGATGTTTTTATACTCTTCGAGATCATTGGCTTTTGTCATCAAGACGGATTTTACCAGACGTGCATCATCGTCTGTTGTAATGTCGTCTTTTACCCTATGGGAGCTTGCAAGGCCATCGGCGTTCAGCTTAAGTTGTATCTGAAAAGTAGTCTGTCCACTACCGCCATTGGTATAATCAACTTTCAAATAATTGGCATGGCAGTTTATTGCAAAATTCTTTCCTCTTGTCCCAGTGATGGAAAATTCATCCGTAAAATATGCATTCGTTCCGTCTATGCTCTGGCTGACGACAAGCCCATCGGTGGCAGAATCGACATCCGAATAAACAGAAACATATGCAATGCCGTACTCCGTGATATCAACATAAGACCCGTTGAACGATGCGCCTATACCAAGCGGCGTCGTACTGCTGTTGTTGGGATCAATTAATCCCGGTCGGTTTGGTACAAGCTTACTCAAAGCAGATCCTCTATCGCGTAAACGGTTGCGGTGATGGCGTTTGCCGTGTCGGTTCGGTAGCCGGTATCGGCGCTCGAATCATTCATAAATATGTGGTCCACTTCCAGTGTCTCTCCCGGCCTTAGCGTGATATCCCAAAAAATAGCCGTATCTTCAGAAAAGCCGCTGCCGAAAGCATCATAATATACCCGCAGTTTGGCTGAAGATGTAGAGACATTGGCGAACTTCATGAACACCTGCGCCTGGCGCACTTCCAGGCCCAGCGCATAAAGGCTGTTGTCGATAGTTGATGATGCCCTGTCCTGGGCCACACATTTAAATTCTAAGCTCATAAGGCGGTTACCGCATGGATGTAAAACCGGGTATTTTGAAGTTCTTTTTTATTCCGTTCGGACTGATCTAGCGCCATGGCGGCGATGCTTTCAAGAGCCGCTATTTCATTGCCTACCTGTTGTGCGAGATCATTAACGAGCGAAAGGGCAAGGTTCGCGGCGGATAGAGCGCTTTCCGTGCTGTTTTCAATCGCATCCGGCAGATCTTCGCCCACCATTCGAAACAATATTTCGAATCGCCGGATGGTTTCCTGGTTGCGGATAAACTCTGCAAGCTGCACTCGGTTGGGTGGTAGTATTTCCGTCAATAGATAAGCGCCTCCAAATTCGCTTCGAGCCGTGCAATCGACAGCCGTGCATCGGAAAAGCCTCTAAATCTCTGGATGCGGTAGTGATCTATGCAGCCCTGCTGGAAAAACTTCAGTCGTTTGGTTCGGTTGCCTTGGCTGCCGGCGCTTGCGGCCCACTCCTGGCTCCAAACTTCACCATCGTTGCTGTAGCTGGTCCAGATCGTGGGCGTTGCCCCTAAATCCATACGCCCAGGCAACCCGACCAGCTCCAGATCGTGAATGATCGCGCCATTGCTTTCGTTATAAATGATCTGCGTTTGGAAATCCCATGCGAGATCTTCGCCCCAAAAGGTGCCGATGCTGTTGTCTAAATATCCCACCTGGCCGGAATTATTACCGACGATCCACTTGTCATAGGCCCAGCAGATATTCTGATAGCCGTAATCCATGGTGTACCAGACCGGAGCGCCTGCAGCTTCGGTGGCGCCGTAATCGTAGCAAAGCACTTGATCGGGAAGTCTGATCATCAAGAGCTTGTGATTCAGGTCGATTCTTTTTTCGAAAACAACATCCTTCAATTGATCTTCGGTGTAGCCCTGAATGATCTGATCGATCTCTCTGGTGGCGATCTTCTGTGTCTCCGCATTCAATCCGATCCAGACGCTTACCGGCTCATTTCTGCCGCCGCCGAGGAAAGCAATCTGCCCTAAAAATTCGATCTTAGCACGGGTGCCGACCAAACCCCGCATCATCCGGCTGCCCTCTATCCGGTCAAAAGGAAAGAGATTGCCGCCCTTATTATAAAACGCTTCCACCGTGTATCTGTTGAGCGCATAGGCTTCATCTCGCACTTTAAGCAGGCCAACTATGGGATCAGGATCAAGTTCGCTTGATCCGTATTTAAGCGGATTAACGCTGAAGGGATCGCCCAGTTCGGTGACTACCAGAAACTCTCCGTCGGTTGTCATCCAGTATCCATCGATGAAAATGAAATCGATGACCTTGCCGAGATCCGCGTCTGTATTCTGCCGGATTCTGTTCGCCGGAAACGTGCCGAGGGGGTTGTAAAGAAAGAAGTCTCCACCGCTGCAAAAGGCAAGGTAATCGAAAGAGTAATCCAGTTTGGTCTGCTCGATACCTGAAATTGTAATGGCCGGATCTTTATCGACCTCGTAAAGCAGTCCGTTTGAATCGACTTTAAAAAGTTTGTCTCCGATGAGGCGGTAGCAATAATCCAAATAGTTTACCGATGCCCGATCAAACCCGGCATACTGCGTCAGCACGGCGCTGCTTGGTGGCGTGACTTCATCGAACGTCCGAACACCATCCACCGGTCGCAGATATCCCTGGCTGATGCCGGAGTTAAGGGCGACCGGTTTCAGATTATGCGGATACTTGATGCGATAGTCCGCATTTTCAGACGTATATATGCCTTGAATGATCGGTATCTGCATTATGCTACATTCATGCCGTGCCAGCTTGTCCCATCACAAAAAAACACTCCCCATTCTGTGGTGGCGATAGTGTCCACGGTCGTTACACCGGAGTCGTCTTTAACAACAATGCTTTCGCCTCCAGTGTTATAAATCCAGAGTACGACACCAGGGACATCGGCTTCAGGCGGCAGTTCGAGATCTTCGCTTGCACCTGCGCTGTTCGGGTCAACCATCATGATGTTGGATGTCAAAAGCGTTCCTGCAGTCGCGCCGGTATCGACTGTAAGCTGCACGGTGGCGTCATTCATGTCCAATACCTGGGCCGTATTTAGGGCGAAAAGACCGGCGGCAGTGATCTGCTCTGTAGTCGTCGCATCGCCATCCGAAGGCGCTGTAATCGTGCTGATAGGCGTATTCACAGAAGGGGTTGCGCCGGTATCGTAGACAACTTTTCCGGCCCCGGCATCGATGCGGACGACTTGATCCGTAGAATATGTTCCGAGTGTGACCTCTTCTTGATTCAGAGTTTGAGAGTAAGAAAATGTCGTCGGCATATTCGGATCTGATACGCCAAGGTAAATTTTTGCTTTGCCCTCCAGGGCTGAAACGGTCAGATATTCACCGGCGGTTACTGTCACGTCTTTGGTACCGTAGGGATAAATAATAACCTGTGTCATTTAGTTTTCTCCTTTACCCCACCCGGTACCATGTGGTTCCGGCCAGGTCGTATTTTAAACGGAAGTATGCGTTTGCCGCCAAGGTCGATGGCTCCCCGACTACCGTGGCACCATTGCCCGCCACTGTTAGAGTCGTCACCGCCTGGGTACAGTTGATTAAAATGTCTTGTTTATCTATGCAGTTCGTGCTGGTGGGCAATGTGATGGTCATCGCGGCATAGCCTGCCGCCGGAGTAATAATTAGATGAATATTGTCATCGGCATCAGTTACCTGTATGTTCTGCCCCGTGGCCGATGGGGCCGCGTACTGCGTCGTGTACTCCGCAAAAGCCAATGCGTCCACGATAGTCAGATTGTCTTGCAACCATGTAAGCAAGACTGAAAGCGCCGCCCTGCGGTCATCCCCATAACTTGACGCGCCGATGGCGATATTGTCTCCGGCAACCAATGAGTCGAGCGCCGTTAGATTTTTAATGTACATTAATTTTCTCCCCAAGGCGGATAAGGATCGGCCTTCGCAGTAATAAACGGATCTTCCCACCGATGCGGTTTGTTTCCGGACCCTCGCGGCATGAATCCAGGCAGAGTCATTTCGTCCGGCATGGCCGACAGCGCCAGCAGCGCTTGATAGGATTGATAGGCAACTTGTTTCAGTTCAACCGTCAATTGCTTTCCAAAGGCGGCGGCAAGGCGCAGGGCAAGGTTGAATATGATGGCTTCGTTCGCTCGATCCGGCACGTTGGTTTCGTCGTCAAGGTCGCTGTTCTCCGGCGATGTCGGCACGGGATAACTGAGTCGCAGGTTCCTTGCATTCCAAAAAGACATCATGGCGTCCAGCAGCCGCAAGCCGGTTTGCATCTGTTCGCTTTGGAGATCATAGGTGTAGTTTGCCAGGCCGATCTGCGTGAAAGCCGCGTTGATGAATTGTCTTTTGGTATAGCTCATGTCTTGCCTTTAATTTTTCGAACCGTATAAGCGGTTGTATTGTGAATTTTGCACAATTTAGCCACGGAGCGTTTATCGTTTTTTATGCTGAGACGTTCAAATTCATCCAGATCCGAAAAGAGCCTTTTCTTTTTAGAAACGCGCTTTATATCATCTTCAGCGGCATATAAAATTCTATCATCTTCAGGTATCGGTACATCATCCATTTCATCAGCCGCGCCTTCAATGCTATCCAAAAAGCGACTTTTCGCTTCGTCAGTCGTCAGACTCCAGCCCTGCGCCAGATAGCTGTCCATCTCATTGCCATGAACAATGATGTAATCGAATTTATCCCCATGGATCTCATGTGGGCCTGGGTGCTTATAGAGCATAATACTATCGCGCATTTCTGGAGCCTCTCCGGCGGATCGCTTTATCTTCAGTGGGCGGTGTAGGGTAATCTCTTTTTGGTATAAATCCCTTGGCTACTTCCCTTTGCCCTTGCCTTTTCCTTTTTTGCCTTTTCCCTTGCATGCCATCACTTTTTCCTTTTCTTTTTGCGGGCCTTGGCTTTAGCCTTGCGAGCGACTTCCAGAGCAATAGCTACATTCTGCTTGTTGCTTCGTTTGCCCGACTTCGAAAGCTCGCTGATATTTTTGCTGATTGTTTTTTGGCTGTAGCCTTTTTTTAAGGGCATAATCGCCGCCTCTTGAGGCTTTCCGGCGTGAACCGGAAAGCCGTAACTTATTGAATTTACTTAAGTTTGATTAAACAAGGCTATCCCGACGAACTCAGGATTCTTGCAAACAACCCCGAAGAGAGTATCCAAACGATAGAGGATCTTCATCGTTTTGATGTCGTACCATTTCTGCCAGACCAGATCGATGCCCTGGTCTGTACTGGCGCGCATGACTGCGGCGCCTGAATCTGTGGGAACGGCGTATCGTCCCGGCAGCAGTTCAAGACCGTCCATCTGCCAGAAGATATTCGCCGGTTTGGTAACGGTATTCAGGAAAGTGATCGCGGCCCCGTTTGCGGGAGTTGCGGATACATTTTGATACTGCAATTCCGCATCCGTTCCACCGTCGCCACTGATAATGGGCGGAGAGATAACCACATTGCCGGTGCCGCCGCCGGTAATGACTCGGAAAGTTTTCAGCTCGCCGGTATCCTGTTTTGTGATCATGTGTACGCTGTTGACTCCGGCGATGGTGAAGCAATCTCCCGCTGCCAATGTTCCGGTGGCGGTGATAGCAAGCGTTTGGTATCGGTTGTCCACATTGCTTGTTTCGCCGGTTGACGCGGTAGAAGTCGCTTGCGGGGTGTAATACTGGTTTGCGCCGTTAACCGTGACATTCGTTGCAGTGGCGGCGGCCAGGCTGTAGGCATAATCGAGTTTATAGGTGTCGAAGTTCGCCAGCATGCCGATGCGCGCCTTTTCGTATGCCGTCAGTACTTTGCCCTGCACCGTGCCGCGACCGGCCAGGTTGTCGGCCATGTCGTTGTAATCGCGGGTGGAAAGCGCGGCGTACCGGTCGAACTGGTTAACGCCGATGTCGTTCATCAGTGCCTCGAAATCAGCAATGTCCGCGAATCCGGCGGCGGCGGCGGTCTTCTTGAACACGAGCGTACCCTGAAGCGCGGCCACGTTGTTGACGGCTACGTTGATATCGCTTGCCAGCTTCTGCTTGGCGGCATCGCCCAGACGGCCCTCTTGCAGTTTGTCGCGCAGTTGTTTGGTATCCATTACCCAAGGGCTGGATTTACTATAGCCAAGGGTTGCCGGCACGGAAAGCTGAGTGCTGTCCACAAAATTACTGGTCATGTCCGTGCCGTCAAAGCTCTGCGCAATGTAAGGCATGGGCCGCCAGATGATGTCGTTTGCCCGTTCCATCATCGTGTCTTCGGTACGATAGACGGAGATATTTTTACTCAAAACGAGCGCATCCTCGAAGCCTTGACAGATATCTTCGAATGCAACACGCTCTTCTTTACTGAAACTATTTGCCATGATATCACCTACTTATGTGTTATCCGGCCTTGCGCTTACTCCGTTTGTACTGCAGCACTTTAGAATAATTCCCGGTCCGCTCCGCTTCGGCGCGCAGCCGTTCTAAGTTCGAATCAACCGCACCGGAGATGCTTCCGGTTCCCTTGATGGTTTTTTCCGGCGCTGTCTTTGGTTTCCGTTTTCCCAATTTTAGAGATCCTTCAAATTTTGCTACCTCGAAAGCAAATCTTGCCGGTACTTTGATGGCCGCGAGCTTTTTCGCCATGTCGGGGTTTTTCCCCAAGGCGTAGACGACAAGGGCAGGGTTTTCGGCCCCCTCGACAATGATATTTTGCTGCGGCACGGTCAGTGTTTCGGCTACGATGCTTTCGGCTGTGTCGTAATCACGCACTTTCAAAGAGCGTTTCTTTTCGTGATACCCTTCGATGATCTTCTGCTGCTCTATCGCCTGGGCCCTGTTCTGTTCTTCCTCCTGCGCCTTTTGCGCGTCAAGCTGACGCTTTTTATCGTACCAGTCGGATAACTTCTGCTCGTACTGGTCGCTGTCATAGTCGCAGTTTTCAAGCGTCGGCTTCGGCCCCGGATCAATCGTTTTAGGTGTCTGCTGCTCGTATTGAGACAGCTTTTGTTCAAGCTCTTTAATGCGCTTTGCTCTACGTTTTTCAACGTCTCGTAATTCTCGGATTACGGATGATTCGGCTTTTGGTTCTTCCTCTTCAGGCTCTTTGCCATCGATGATAATGATGTCTTCATCATCATCAGCTTGATCCTGATCAGTTGTCTCTTGATCCTCCGGCACTTCATCGGGTGTCTCTTCTCCGGCTTGCGCCTCTATTTCATCAAGCGACTGCGTAACGGGTGTTTCTTCGGTGATATCTACCATATAGCTCCTCTCGCTCTATTGTAATGGCGGAGCGGCCGCCGGTTGGTTCTGGTTCTGGATATCGGACAAATCTTTTATGGTTGAAACCGTGGCTCGTTGCTCCTCACGGCTCATCTTCGACAGCGTTTCCGCTGTTTTTGCTTTGGTCTCTTCTGCCTTGGCGGCGGTCAATACGGTGTCGGCCTGGGCCTTTTGCGCTTTGGCCATCGACTCCTGCGCCAATGCCGTCAAGTATTGCTGCTCAGGCCCCGGTTGCTGGGCGGCCTGGGCGGCTGCGGCCATCTCTTCCTGCTCCTGCTCGGTCGGCTCGACAACGCCCATGTTTACCAGCTTTTTACGGTAGTATTGCCGGATCTCCCCAATGCCTTCGCCCTCCATGTTCATCATTGCCATTGCGGTGATGACGGCTTGATCCTGCGGGTCTGCGGTCATCTGGAGCATGGCGGTTAGGCTTCGAACGGTTGCGGATCTTTTCGTTGACGTGGATGGGCCGACGCTGACAACCAGGTCGTATTTTGCACGGGTGAAATCGTTTTTGTATTCCATTGCGCCGGTTTCTTTATTGATCACCGGCTGCATCAGTTCGATTGACTCGGTTTCTTTCTCTTTGTTCATGACCTTCAATTTACGCCCGTCTTCTACGTAAATTTCTTTGGCCATGGACAGCCATACTTCACCGGAGCGCTTCACGGCCTTAGCCATATTCGACATATAGATATAACTCTGCATGTCGAGTTTATTCTGAATCAACTCCACTGCTTTGCCGGATATATTCGGAACGATCTCTTCGGCGGCTTGCTGGTTGCCGAGGATTTCCTGCATGTCGGATTCGGTTAGCTGGAGAAGCGCTGCCATTGCCGGCGGCACCTGGGGGGCCTTGGTATAGGCAAGCGGGCCTGCGGGCGTGATGTTGCCGTTCTGGTCTGTGATGCTGTTTACAAGCAGATAAGGCCAGTCTTTGATGTTGTCTTCACTCCACATATACTCATGTCCGGCAACTTGCTCAGGCGTGAAGATCGGCTTCTCGACACTGCTCAGTGCGGATATTTCAGCCAGCTTTGAAAGCTGCATGTTTTTTAAGCGCTGGGGATCTTTGGCGTTTCGGACGTGGCCTTTGCATCGTTCGATGTTATCGATAAACCAGCGTTTGCCGTACATGGGGATGATGGGGATACAAGATCCGGCGATCAGGCCGCAGTCATCGATGACCTTTGAGCCGCTCATGAAATATTTATGAACGCGGCGCTTGGGAACCGTTTTTTCGCGCACTTTACGGCTGCCGGATGACGTGAGCATTTCAAGAAGATCATCATCTTCTTCGAAATCATCGGAGCTGTAACGGGTTTCTTCGCCGGTTAGATCCTGCCAGATCTCTATCGTTCTGCGGGTTTCTTCAAGGCGATAATATTCCGCGATGTAAACGACATCCGGCGTGGCCCAGTCGAACTCCCGGTCACTGATCTCCTTTGGCCAGTCGGAAGGGTCGTCGCCGTAATCGTCTATATATGTCTGCCTGGGAATAGCGCGCAGTACGAAGCAATGCGAGGCATCGCTTTTATCCTGCCGCTGGGCCGCCAGATCGAAAAATACGGATGAATCGGCATCATAGATCGGTTCGAAGCAGATCTTCTGATATTCGTTTTCATCGTCCTCTTCATCTTCGTAGACCGACTTTAGACGCCAGGCCCCGAATCCTCCCAGCACCGCTTCATCGAAGGCATTGTCGTAGCTTTCCTGTGCGCCGCTATCCTCTTCATCGGATCGGTAGCGACCGTCACAGGTATCGGCCAAGATATCGTCGCCGCCGTCTTTGGGAACGAAGTCAACCGTGATTCGGTTGTTGCGGTATTCGTTAAAGATCCGCATGGCGGAAAGCTCGATTTTATTTACTTCAAACTTCGGCTTGTTTTCGAACTGATCGCCTAATCGGCCCTCCCATTGCGCGCCTGCTATTGTTGCAAAGCGCCGGTCGGCAAGGCATTGGCGGCGTTCATCCTGTACGGCGGATTGAATCGTGTCGAATTGATCGAGTGCTTCCTGATGTATTTTTACGAGGGTTTTGGTCTGCCTGGGCATAGTCCACCGTCATTGAAAAAAATTTAGATCTCTGTTTATGGAGTCCATTTTTTTTCTGCCGGTGGCCCGGCCTCAGCGCAATATTAGGCTGGAATGTCTAAATATAGTTTATATGTTGTTGAATCGTCAATTAAAAAAATGATTTGGTTGGAATTGGGCTGGCTTTTTTGGTTTGAGTTTGCTTTTCGGTTCGGCGTTGACCTTCTAAGGCATAGCGCAAAGCATCGATCAAATGATTGTCCTCATCTACTAATTTCGGCAATATTTTTTCGGTATCTTTATCGACTTTATAGCTGTAAAGCGTCAATTCATCTATCATGTGTTTGCATCGCGGATGTACTATGATGTCGTATGTCTTCAGCCATTCAATTCCCTCGTAAACGCTATCTTTGCCTTTAACCGCAGGATAGATCTTCGGAAAGCCGTGGGAGCGCATATGGCTTATCGTTTCGGGCCTGGCGCTGTCCGCGATAATAGGCCATCGATCTGATCCCGGCACCGTTCTAAAGAGATCAGGAGTGTCCAGTATCTCACAGCCGACTTCGTATGCCTCATAGTCGATGTGACATAGCATCTAACCAGCGCCGTTGGATCTTTTGCAAATCCCCAATCGGCACCGTAACGGAAGGTGGCGTCCTCTTGTGTATCAAACTCTTCAATGCTCCAGTTCTTAAATACACGGGCTTCTGAGTTGCGTAAATATTCACCTTTCCAGACATGCGCGTATTTATCAGGATCTCGTCTCTTATCATACTCCATTTCCCGGCGCATGATATCCGGTAGCCAGTTATTATCATCATAATTACATCGTACCACCACCGCATCCGGCGGCGTTTCTTTTGAGCGTAAAAATACATCGATGGGATCATGCTCATAACGCGGATTCCAGGTGGCCCATATCTCCGACGTATCTTTTCTAAGCGTCGGCCTGAGCAGGTCTAACGAACGCTGTGAGATCGTCTGAGCCTCTTCTATCCAGGCGATATCGTAGGATTCGAGTGATTTGATTGATTCGGAGTTGTGACTTTGCATGCCCTGGAAAATGATCAGGCCGCCGCCCGGGGTTTTGATTTGGCTTTGCTGGATCTCGAACCAGGGGCCCAGGCCGAATTTTTCTATCTGGATTTCCAGCAGGCGTTTTGCGGAGTGTTTGAGATCTTTTTGGATTTCACGAATGCAGACTGAAAAAGTGGGCTGGCGTAAATAATGGCGCTCGATCATGAGCCCTGCGAAAAACCAGCTTTTACCGCTGGCCCTGCCACCATATGCGCCCCGGTAGCGGATGTACTCCGGTAGGAGGGGTTCTGCCCATTCGGGAGTCTCGATGCTAAGTTTCTTCTTTTTTGACAATGACTCTCTCTATTACTATCGGCGCGTCGAGCTTGCCGGATATCTCTGATTCGCGTTTTTCAACCCAGCCGCGAGCCTTGCCTTTGGTCTTCAGGTGGAATATCGCGGCAGTCAAATTCTTGTTCTGCATGTGGTGATAGACGACGTTTTCGGATTTGTCTATCAGGCGCTCTTCGATCTGCATCCTTACTTCTTGCAAGTGCGGGCTTCTATTGATTCTATCGTGGATAGCTGGGGCAGAAACACCTAACAATTCTGCGGCATGGGATATCAAGCCGTTAGTCTTTCTCAGCATCGATTCGATCTGCTTTATTTTTAAGTGCGGTTGTGTTCTTTTTTTGCCCATGACTTTTTTAATATGTAAGAGTACTAAGGTGTTACTGCGTTTTTTATCATTTCAAACGTCTCTCCGGTCCTCTCTAAAACAGCATCATTCCCGGTGAAATCCTGCCATCGTTTTATGGCGACATCGACGTACTGCGGACTGATTTCCATGGCGTAGCATTTTCGGTTCGTTTGCTGTGTGGCGATTATTGTGGTGCCGCTGCCGGAAAATGGTTCATAAAACAAATCAGTATTTTTGAAAGATAATCTTTCGATAAACCATATCCACAATTTTACTGGTTTAGGGCATGGATGATTTATATCAGATGCATTGGAGGGAACATTTAAATCTATCGCATCTGGTCTGCATCCATTTGTTGATGCCAATGATGGATCTTTGCCATATGCTAAAAAAGGTTGCCAACAATTGAAACCCCATTGACTTCTTAATTGACCACCTCCATAAAACCATGACAAAACCCAATCAGGTTCTGGATATATCCATTGTCTTGTTACACCAGACGAAAATACAACTACTTTGCATATTTGTCTTGCTATTGGTAGCCATTTTTTACTGAGTTCGATAACATTTTCTAAAGTGTCTTCGAATATATCATAATTTCCTTTTGAATTTTTAGTTGCTGCAATTCCATATGGTGGATCTGTCAAACAAATATCCGCTTTCTGCCCATCCATCAACCGCTCAACATCCTCAATCTTAGTCGAATTCCCGCACATCAATCGGTGTGAGCCCAAAATCCAAAGATCACCCATCTTCGTAACCGGCGTTTCCTCAACTTCAGGCACGTCATCTGGATCAGTATTGCCCTCGAACTCTTCATCTCCAAAGCTAAAATCAACCTCCGGTATATCAAGCATATCACTCAAATCAGCGATATCCAGATCGAAATTCTCCACGAACAAATCAAAACCGCTCTGGTCGATCTTCGCGTAGCGGCTATTTATAAGAAGTAATTTCTCGGCCGCCTCTTTTTCGTTTTTAGCCTCGATGCGATCCACGGGCAGTAGGTCGCCGTCCAGCGTATACCCTTCATCGATCAAGCTCTTGACTGCCTTCAGCCGCTGGTGCCCATCTAAAATATTACCGTTCCACGTAAAGATCGGGAATGAAAAACCATACTTTACTATAGATATCTTGAGCTTTTTAAAGCTTTCATCGTCAAGCGTTTTCAGGTCGCCCTGGAAGTTATCAAGCTCGGCAATCGGCATCAGGCCGTTGGACTCGCATGTTACTTTTATTTCTTTAGCCATTATCTTACAGCACCTTAAATCACCGAGACAATACGGATTATAGTCTACCGCGGCATCGCTCAAATTCGCATTTCTTTTACCCTGCGAAACGGCGCTTTACCGAAACATAGATTTACATCACTCCGCCGTTACATCATACAATTCTACATCACATTTACTTTTTATGACAATACATAGCCTATGCGTATCTCAAACTAATTATCTTAAACTGACCGTAATTACCAGATCCGCGCCATTGGCCGAGCCCATTTTTCTTCCCAAATTTAAGCGCTTCCACCACCATCTCCGGCGTTAACCCACGGTCGTTGCGATAAATTTTTACATTGAATTTAAACCGCGTTTTTGCTTCAACGAAGTCTGACTTCGATAGAAAAGTGCGCTCGCCTTTAGGTGTCTGCGCTCTGAGACTTCTCTCCAGGCTCCCATCAGGTTTCATCAGTATTTTTTCTTCGTCTCTATATAGCCTTATTTTACGCGGGTTTATCTGTAAAAATAGATCAGATGCCTTTTTGTAATTCAGCACCTTGCCGACACCGTTAGCCATCAGAACAAATAGATTCGCCTTGATGTTACCCAAAATCATGTAATTATACAAGAAAATCCCGAAGGTGTCCTGGTGAAAACCTGTCGCGGTTTTTTCGATATCTTCCGGTACGGAGTCAATCTCTTCCTCAAGATCTTCCATCGTTTTCAATGGTTTGCCTTGAAAATTACCCATTTTCTCCGTAATGAAATCCGTAAAAATCTTTTTATTTTTTGGGATCGTTCCCAGCATTGCTTCGGTTAACTCTGCCGTTACTTTTATTTCTACCGATTCCATCTGATCTTCTGACAGGATCTCTGTTAACTCCGCTTTCGACGGCACGTTCCATGGATATTTAGTCGCCATTTATCTCCAATTGCTTTGGCTTCTTGATTCCGTTTTGATTCAGTAAAATATCGAGAAGCATCCTTATTTCTATCGTATTTTTATTAACATCTTTCAAATTATCTGCGAACATCTCCATTGCTCGTTCAGTTCTTCTGATAGCTGAAAAAACCTCATCTCTATTTTTTTTACATGCTTCGTGATCAATCAGATTTAATGATCCACGCTCTTTATAAAGTATTTTTTTAAAAAGCTTGCTGTCGTTTTCGAGATTCGCCAGGCGCCCCCGTGCGGCGAAATATACTGATATAATACTGATAAAATACGTTATGATATAAATAATATCTTTAATTGTCAGCATCATGATAGAGTTTACATTTCCCGCAGAATTTTTGAGTGATATCATCAGCATTAAACGATGTCATCCCGCACAGCTTGCACTCTATCGCGGTCCCGGCGTGCGTTAGCCGGTAGGTTCTGACCGGCGGTTTTGTTCTTTTTTTTATCATCTCGGCCAGGGGCGTTTTCTGCACTAACTCACTGTATTTATCGTCAAAATAAATGTGGTCGGCGCATTTGCGATCCGTGTGCTTTATCCGCTTGCCTATTGCAGGATGGCAGCACCATGATTCAAATCCGATTATCGAGCGATAGTAGCAGTTGCGGCAGTTTCGCATAATTCGAAATCCTTTTCGGTTATCGATACCACTCGCGGTTTCCACCGCATCGCCTTAGAGCCTCTGTATAGCTTGACTTTTCTCCACCCCCATATCTCTATCTTCCCGCCGCATTTCAGCCACTCCATCGCGTTATCAGTTCGTTCCAGCGTTATTTTTTTATAGTGTGCCGAAACGTCAGCGCCGCAGCACTGGATACCGACGATACCTGCGGCTGGATCCAGGCTCACAACATCGATGAAACCGAAAAGGTCAGAGCGGATACCATGACTGACCGGGTTTTGAATGAACCGCTCCACTATCCCGCATATCCGGCCTTGATCTTTTAGCGCTCTAATCGTCCGTTGCGTAGGGCTCAAAATATGTCCTTTGCAAGCCATCCGAAATAAGCCATCCACAAAATATAGATTACCATTATGCTGAAGGCGAAAGGCTTGCGTATGCGCTTGTGGAGTGACCAGAAGAGCAGATTAATCGAGATCAGAATGAGGAGTTGCCATGTCGCCATATTTTTTAAGAGCGCGGCGGCAGTTTGATTCTGACGAGGTGAGGTGGCAGCTATTATCGGTTGATACTCGGCCGCCGCTGATGACAGTATAGTTTCGTTTTAATCGCGGCGTCAATTTTTTTTCAAAGTTTTCAAGCCATTCGAAGTAATCCATTTTCAGTATTTAATCGAAATAATATTCGCCCATGGAATAGCGCCATTCAAGCTGGCTTTCGAAAAAACCAGGCCGAAGTCGAAAACGCCCACAAGATTAAGCCCGGTCACGTTTTTGTTTAACAATATCTCCGGGATCTGCACGACTTCGAGAGATACCGTGTCGGCGGCGATGGTAAACACCATGCCGTAGCTGTTAGTATTCGCCGATGCAATGGGAGTCAGGGTTATATAATTTGCCATTTTTTATCACCTTAATCCTCATTTGTTCGTTAATATCTGCGCCACACAAAGAACATTTAAAATCGAAATAATCAAAAGCAATATTATTCAATGCGTGGATCGTTCCACAAGCATAGCATTGAAATCTATGTTTAATTTTTTCGATTTCCATTTACGATATCTCCCTCAAATAAAACGCCATAAAATCATGATCCCTAATCAACTCCAGATCACTCCGGTGATACGCAAGCCGCGCAAGCCAGTCGTTTTCACGCATTGGTTTTTCGGCATCAAAGTTTTTTGATGTGAGATAAGCCTGGCGCAAGCTATCCCGGTCGCTCTGGCGCAGGGACATGAAGTTATATTCCGCTTTTATTTGCTGGCGCAGGTCGATTTCCAAGGCCTTGCGACGCGATAGTTCGTTTTTGGATCTGATTTCGGATGGGAGGTACTCGCTCATAAAATTATCTCTTCGGTTCCAGTATATTCGTAAAGCTTGTCGCCATGTATGCCTTTGATCATATGTCTAATATCGTTGCGGCTATTGCTATAATTTGCAAGCCAGAGCATATAATCAATACCGTGTTTTTCGATGCCTTTGTTGATGAATTGATTTGATAATGAGCAATTATCGCTATTTGAAAGCTCGGCTCTGATTCTTTTGATGTTTATCTTTTCGGTTTCATCGAATCCATATTGCATAATATCACCTGTTATTTTTATTAACAAATCTTATAAAACTTGGATATTTACACAATTCGTTATCTGTCATCTTCTCAATTATATCCCGAATGCATTGCTCTTTGCACTCACTATCCAGATACATTTTTTTCAAGGCCGGAAATTTTGATTTGATTTTTTCAAGTTCAAGTGGGGTTTGTGGGATGAATTTTGTTTTAGTTAATTTGATTCGATCTTTTTTAGATGGGATATAATTTTTAATACGAAATTCACTGATTTGGCTTTTAGTAGCTCTTACAATTTTTGAATTTTTCTGCTCATGCTCCAATCCCTCTTTAATAGCCTGTTCTTTTTTATCGATCACAATATTATTTTCGATCAATGCCTCGATTGATTCCCATTTTTTGCCATGATTTAAATTTTTTCTAATATAGCCAGTGGGGTTTTTAGCGTTCTTTTGTAGAGCTACTTTTAATAACTGTATCGTGTAGCTTTCACCGAATACGTTTTGTGCTTCAAGGATATATTTATTTGGTTCGATATTTTCATTTTTTAAAATTAAAAGAATGGCAGCAGCAAGCGGTTTTTGATCCTGCGGTTGTCCGCCGATTTGGGCTACTACTTTTTTTTTTAAACCCTTCTTTTGCTCTTTATAAGAGATCGGCGGATTTCCGCCGACCTGATCGGCGGATTTTTGCACAACTTTTGGCCCGCTTTTAAAAAATATATCCGACAGAAAAAATTGTAATGATCGCCCTGTTTCTTTCGTAGTTACAAATTTTTTGTTTTCGGCTTCTTTAATCAGATCCCTTGTCTGACGATCACCTTTCTGCATAATCTGTGATAGCGTCTTAACTTTAAATTCTATATGTCCATCGTCACCATAGGCAGAGCATAGGATTGTCAGCAACCTAAACAACCGGTCTGTAATTCCCGGCATCAAGGCCACATTACGAGGTATGCCGTAAAATGGTTTATTTTTTAGCGGATGTTTTTTTTCTGATTTGTCTGAATTTGCGGTGTTTTTTGCGGTAGTCGTCAAGTCTATGATCCTCCTTTACGGAAATCTAACTTGACAACATCAGGTCGATGGAGATATTTCGGTGGTCAGTTGGGCGGCATTGGTTCCAGTTTGAGCTATAGCGGTTCGACTAAGATTTCCGACTGAAGCGAAATCAACGTTGGCGCGGTCGTTTCGCTTCGGAAAAATAGTTAAATAAAGAAAAGCCTGGTCACATGACCGGGCTTTTCGCATTTTTAGAGAACAAATTAAAAGAGCGGCCCCGTCACAAGCCGCCCTTCGGAACATTTTGATCGTTTTACCGAGATCAGATTAAACCAGCATTCCCATCATGTCTACAATTTTTATTGGTAGGTTAATGGTAGGTATTTTTAGTATCTATGTTCTACAAGATACCTATAAACACAATACAGTCCCACAAACGTCAGCGCCGTTTCCGCATCGAATGTTTTAAAAAATTGGATGCTTAAATAGCACACGCAAAATGATAGGGCAGCCTTTGCCAGTTCTTTTTTGATGTTCAAGACGCTTTATGAGCGACTATCATTTCAAACGGCACAGAACCGAGACAAAGCCTCAATTCAAGATACCCATCCGGCGCGGCATAGACCCGATGCATAGGGCACCATGTACCGCAACCAATGTTTTTCCACGGGCAAAATTGTTTTTCGTATTTTTCAATATCACGCTCGTACCAGACCTCACCATCTATGTATTTTATTTTCAAGATGCCTCCCGATACACCCGGTGCCTCCCGGGCTTCAGTTTTTGCCTGATCTTGTTTTTATAATAACGATTTGCCGCCTTTTCATCCACCATCGGCCACCGCCGCACGTCCAGCACCTTCTCGCCGCAGCCGCTTTCTTTCTCGATCCAGTAGCGGCCACTATCAAAAACAATCCTGAGCATATAAAACGCTCGTTTCGGGCTGTCGTTGCAAACCAGACAGCACTCTGCCATCACCGTTTTTTCAAACAGATTTAGTTGCATGATAGATCCGTTTCGATGCATAATTGCATCATTCGTCCTCTCTGCAGGAGAGTCGAGTGGTTTGAATGGGTCGGGCGGCGGGGGATCGGCCCCCGTCGTCTATTCGTCGTCTTTTAAATATGGGTCGTAATCAAATTCAATCTCGCCCTCATTCTTAAGGGCTTCCATACACAAGCCGCATAAAATATTAGTCTTATCGTTTATATCCTCTGCAAATCCTATAATGTCCATCGGCTGCATATAGCGATAACACCATGAGCATTGCGGCGATGCCCACGGGTTGTCTTTTTGGTACCATTCCATTGTCATTTTATTTGGTTCTAAAGATTCGGATTTGAAGAATTTTGTCTGGTATCTTCTTAATCTAAATAGCTTTTCACTCATATTCCACCTTTGAAATTAAATATTTAGTCCGGCAAAGAAACAATTCTTTCAAAATTGCGTCGCCTTCATTGCCTGGACCAATCAATGCCGTTTCCTTGTAATTAAATAGCGGGCACCAGTCGCCGCAGTGAGAGCCATCGCCGGTAAATGGGCATGATAAAGCCATCCAGTTGCCTCTTCTCAGCATTTTCAATGTGCCCTGTTTCGTTATTTTGATTTCAATCGCCATCGATCACCTCCAATTTTTCCACGTTCGCCGCAGCCACAAGCCGCACAACTTGGTTGTCTAAATCAATCATCCAGTTCGTTATTGATTCAGCGTTATCCACGAAAATCGGGAGCATAACACCATAGTGTTTTGAAAGTGTATTGATTACATCCAGGCCCACATTAATTTTGGCCCCCGTGTTTAGATCCGTGCTATACGGAACGCCGCCCATCGTTGCTTCGCAGATATCACGGATGCCCTGGTTTACCTGGACATCAAATAGTTTCCACCGTGTTATCTGAAATCGTCCGGAAACATTTTCTTCAATAAATTCTGCCTTGCGCCTGACAAAAAGCTCTATCAAATAAAGCTGTTTCTCGCACTGCTCATATTGCCGCCCATTTTCTTTGAGCGATTTTTCAAGCTGCTCGATCCGGCGCAGGGTCCGATCAAGCTGGGTGTATTCGAGTAGAGATGATTCAATTTTCCCTTTTTCATTTAAAAGCTCTGAGAGCCGTTTTTCTATCCGTTTACATTCCGGTGCTGTATCGGTATAGAGTTGATCTATTTCGGCCTGGATTTCACCTATGTCAGCGCATAGCCGGTCGGTTTTAGCTTCATGCTCTGCATCAATCCGCGCTTTTGCCGCGGCGATCTGTTTTTCGTAGCGCTCTATTTTTTCTTGGAGCTGGGCGATCAGAAATCCGAAGTCTTCAATCTCTTTTTCACAATTTGCCTTTTGAGATTCCATTTTATGATATTCGGCGAACATCTTGCCGCCTTCGGCATCAATCTTTTTTATGTCGGAGGCTTTTTTGGAATTGAATTTATTGAGTTGATCGGAAATCAATTCGGCCGGCAATAGCTGCCCACATGCGAAACATTTATCGCTCTGCTGATATTGTCGGTTGTTTGCCTCGGTCCATTCCAGTTTTAATTCGGCCCGTGCATTTGAGTTGAGCAACATCTCCTCATTCAATAGTTTTAGATTGCGCTCTAAATCAATTAATTCCCGCTTCTTACAATCAATTGCTTCAAGTGTTACTCGAACCTTTTCTTTAGCCGAATTGATCTCGTTCACATTGTAATCCGGCATCAGTCGATTTAGCTGCCCTTCAAGCTCGATAAGTTCCCTTTTTTTTTCAGATAGAGTAACACCCGCTCCCAGCGCTAAGATTTCGTTTTTCGCGTTATCAACGCCCGTCTCTACCGTTTTCAGCCGATCCCGCAATTCGACTTCGGCCCCGCTGTCAGCCTCAGGCATTGATTTTTTAAGCTCATCGATGCGGGTGGGGATTTCCTGCAATGCTCGGTTAAGCTCCCGGCGTTGCTCCAGCATGACCGTTTTGTGGTCTTCGATGCTACGATCATTGATATGTAGCATCTCTTTTAATTCTGCCAGTTCGTCAAACTGGTCAATAATTTTGGTATCTGTGACGTTTCCTGCAAGCTGGATCAAGATGTCTCTGCGAAAGTCAACCTTGGCAACGTTACAGAAAAATGCGGGATCGGCCAGTGTTCGAAATAGAGCCGGGTCGATTATCTCTGATAGGCGCTTGTTGTATTCTTTTTTTCCAATGGGAGTGGAGTTCCAAAAATGTTTTGTGGTGTGGCCCTGAAATTCAGCCTCGGCCTGGCCCCGCTTTTTAGTCCATTTTTGCCTGTAAATTTTGGCAAGTTCGACCTTTTTTCCGTCAACATCGATTTCGGCTTCAACGTGGGCCTCTTGATGGTCGATGGCGTTGCCGTTTTTGTCGAGCATCAGCGTGTTGAATTTCGATTGAAGAGACAGATCGGCATCGTCGAACAGCCAGAAAAATGCGTCAGCCAGTGTCGTTTTCCCAGATCCGTTTTTTCCCCTGATGATTATGTTTCGTCCATCGGCTTTCAGCTCGAAATTTCGGATGCCCTTGAAGTTTTTAATTGTTAATTTAGATAGTTTTATTTCCATTGTTAGATCCAACCTCGTGTTTCCGCATTTCAACATTGATCATGTGCCGCAGGTATCCAATCAGTGAATTTTCGTACAATCTAGATATCTGTTTAATAGCCTCTTTTTGTTCCGGCGTGACTGTAAGATAGATCGGTTCCGTATAAATTTCTGATTTTTTTGTCATTTAAATTCACCCCCTTTTTTATATGTTTTATATTTACAATATTGGCTAAATTTTGTATAGCTTTAATTTAATTTTTATATAAATTTTGTATTTTTTTTACTAAAGTTTGTTACTAAAAAGCCAATAATGATTTTAACTAAAACAAAAAAGGAGATCGAAATGAAAAAACTAAATATCGAACAAATTAAAATTATAGAAAAAAAGAATAACGTTGTGATTGACGAAGATACGATGATGTATGTAGGGCCGAATGATCCTTGCTGGAAAAAAATACCTTCTGAATGGCTATTTTGTGATTGTTGCGGAACCCAGGTAATCAGCGACGACCCCGAAATTGCAGAGCAGGGGCTTCGCGACAGGTGCAACCGGGAGATTAACGACAAGGAGATTGAAATGAAAAAACTAAATAGAGATCAGGCAATCGAAATAGCAGGGATTGACGCAATCGAGGCAGTTGAGCATATCAACTGCGAACACACTAATCGGCTGACAGACGGGACAGAATGGCACGGCTATGACGAATTTAGCGCTTATTATCAGATAGACGACAATGCATCGATAAAAGCGTTTTATTACCAATGTTCAGAAGATGTTGCGGCTGTTGAAAATTTGGATGAACTGGACTGGGAAATCGAATTTTATATTTTTGATGAGACAAAATAATGGAAAGATCAGAACGGAATATTTATGAAAACGACGAAGAAACTAAATACATCGGCAAGAATAAAGCTTGCGAATGTTGCAATGAACGTATTTTGAGCGACGACCCCGAAATAGCGGCTGAGGGATTGTGCGATAGGTGCAACCGTGAGATCAACGAAGATGCCGAGATCATCGGCTGGCGGAAAGGCGAGTAATCATGTTCTGGATCTGGCTCGAATGGAATTTCGATCTGTACAACCTGGGCGAACGCTGGATTGAATGCAATGATTTGACCTGCCAGCTTGTCACGCTGGCGCAGGGAGGGCCGTTTTAATGGAATTTAGCACATGGGCGCTTAACAACTTTGGAAAGTATTGGGAAAAATCAGGGCAAAAACGTGTCTATTTCGATGCGAAAGCAATTCAAAAACTTTTAAAATTTGAAATTATTGCCCGTGATGAAAATTACAGTATAGATAACTCGCGGCTTAATGGCGAAAAACTAACGAACGAGCAAGCCGATGGCCTACTATCGTATATTTCCAGGCTAACATTCTATTATGACATGGGAAAAAACAGCTTTACGCTTAAATCGTTCGGAGCATCATGTTTTCTAAAAAATTCAGAGATTAAGAAACGGCTTGTTGCTGCTGTTAAAAAAAGGTGTAAAGCATGAAAATAGAATCCGTAAAAGTCGCCTATGGCCGCACGGTCAACCTCGGCAACTTCGAAAGCATGCGTGTCGATGTCGAGTTTCAAGCTGCAATCGAGGCTGGCGAAACGCCCGAAAATGTTTGCGAAAAGCTTGAAATTTTAGCAAAAAGTGAGGTAAAAAGGATAGTGCTTGGCAAGAAATCTAAACCAAAATTTGAGGAGCTATTTTAATGCACGATTTACAGATCATAGGTGAAAACGTAAAGCTCGAATTAAAACAATGTGCGGTAGCATTGCCACAGAATTATTCGTTTGAAAATGCCCTTAAAAGCGCTTATCTGACGCTTTTAGAAACCGTCGATAGAAATAAACGCCCGGTTCTCGAAGTCTGCACTCCAGAATCAATCCATCAGTCTATTATGAATATGGCCGTTCAAGGGCTTAATCCGCAGAAAAAGCAATGCTCTTTTGTGGCATATGGTCAAAAACTTGTCTGCCAGCGCGAATATATGGGAGCCATTGCGGTAGCTATGCGAGTTGACCCAACTATAAAATATATCTCAGCGCAACCGATCTATCGCGGTGACAAAGTATCTATCAAAATTGTCAACGGAATAAAACAGATAGAGCATGAGCAGGATTTTATGGCGCTTGAAAAAGACGATATTATCGGCGCTTATGCAATGGCTGTCGATGCCGATGGAAACCAGATCCATACTGATATTATGACGATGGATGAAATCCATCGTAGCTGGAGACAGAGCAAAATGAATCCGGTGACCGAATCCGGCAAGATCAACCCAAATTCGACACACGGCAAATTTACAGAGGAAATGGTACGCAAAACGATTTACAATCGACTTTGCAAAAAAATAATAAACACATCCGATGACTCGCAATTATTGAAAAGCGTCGAAGCAACCGACGAAGAATCGATCATTGAAGAGATAAAGCAACCGGCGCAATTAATTCCGCTCGACTTCAAAAAAGAGCCGCAACCAGAACCACATCCGCAGCCGGAAACGGCCACACGAGATCAGGCCAAGCAGATTTACGAACTTGAAGAAAAAGCCGGTCGTGCGGATAAAATCCTGCAAACGCTATCGTCATATACTAATCGGCAGATCGGAAAATTGTCGGAATTAACGGCGCAGGAAGCCACAAACTACATCAAGATCGTAGAACTTGAACTGGAGTCGAAGGACAATGAAAAACAGGCGGGGCCAAGCTGGGGATAAAAGAAAGCCGCTTCCCTCGTCGGTAGAGTTTGAGAAGCGGCCCCCTCTGGTGAAATCCCTGTCACAGAATGCTCACCTTAAATACTAATCTAAAACTATAATTCGGGTCAATCGCGGCCCGAATTTTTTTTCGTCATTCAAGATCTTTTTTCCCATCAATTTTATCCAGCATTTCAAATATCACGGATTCATAAGAATCAAGAAATAAATTGAAAGCCAGGCCGAAACCGCGTGACACTTTCGGTAGAATGATCCTCAAAAGATTAAGCGCAGTTTTTGCTGCAGCCATGGCCATGTCTTCGGCCAGATCCAAGCCTTGATCTTTAGCGATGTCGATGATCTGCCCTTTATCTATATCCATGTTCTCCCCCTATTTTTAAGTTTGTGGAACATGAACTTTATTCAATAATTATAACTGATTATATTCTTTTTTGAAGTCTATGGATCTATTTTTTACCCCCATATCATACTATGAGGTTAAAAATTTATTTTAATACTTGCCCAATGCCTAACTTACGCCCATCGTTTACATCATCAATAATTTTAACGCCCGGAACAAAAGCCAGAGCCTCGGCGACAGCATAACTCCCATCGGGGTTCTTTTGCTGTGTCGTAACCTGCACAACGCAACCCCCGGGGACTTCCATTGCTTTAGTGCTTTTCATCCAGCCCTCAGATTCACTATAGGCTTTGCAAAGCAATCTAAACATATCGCCATTCCCGATCACTTTAATGTCTGGCACATTTTTTCTGGCCCCGGATATATCGCTATTCTGAAGTGTTTTTTCTTCCATATTATTTTAAAAATCCTTTCCCGCCCTCATAAGATGCCAGACGACACTCGAAAAAATCCGCATGCACAATGCCATATTCTTTCGATTTTTCATTATGGCAGACAAAAAACCTAATTACTTCGTCGCAATCAACCATCTTCACTTCAGCGGAGTGGATGCATTCGGGACACGCGACAAGTCGGTACATTACTGTACACCGATAGTCACCGAAAGCCTAAAATTATCCGGCGGTGGGATCGGCGCATCCTGCGTCCTGTCGATAGTGATCGTCAACTCGGCGCTGTTTGGCGAGAATACGTCGAAGTTTTTGTAGGCTACGATTACAAAAGAAACATCCGCGCTCTGTCCGTCCGGCACTGCATCAAACGCTTTCGTCAATCGCAATTCCTGTTGGCCGATATTGTCAACCTTTTCAAGCAACTGAAAGTTTTCATCGCCAATTTTATAATAGATTTGGAAGAATTTCGCACGTTCAAAATCTGGTTGTGACCAGCTTATTTCTATTTGCTCTATATCGTGATCGTAGCTGCCGGCCAGATCCGCCGGAGATAGTAGTGGCTCGTTATTAATCACTGCGCAGACGTAATTGCTATCTGCACTCTCTTCGTCGCCACGATACGCCCTCGAAACAAAGCATAATTTTTTAGATTGCCCGGGCCATCCTTTTTCGGTGCCGGTCGCTTCGCGGCTGTCGGCAGGTATCGAATCGATGAGAGGATCGGCGGCAAGCTGGGGATACCATGTGCCGTCTTCTCTCTGCATCATCGGGCCGGAATAGATTCTAAAGCCGTCTACGGCCGTATCGCCATAGTCCCACGCGAAATTAAATTCGTCCGCGTTACACTCGCAAATCGCGGCTGTAAAGACGACGACAAGAGCAACCAAAAGGATCCAGAAAAATTTCATAATCCCCCCTTTTTTGAAAGCGGCGCCGGGCCATAGTCCGCGCGTGGATTTTTAGTTTACCGGCGCCGCCGTTATCCTCTACCCGGCATGTGTGACAGCAACCATCGACTCTAATTGTTAAAGGTTGATACGACTATTTGAGGATATATATCTATAATTGCATCGGTGGGTTAAACGGTCAAGCGGATTTTAATTGATGGATAATTGATATTTTGAGGCCCTTAAAAAAGCGTCAACCAAAGCTGCAGCCAGTGGAGTCACAGAATCAAGGGCCTCATGCCAAGGCACCTTATTTATACGTTTTAACGCGGGGCGCTATCCGGCGGAACAGCGCCCCGCGCTTGGCAATTTTCACCCTTTCTATGGGGTTTTTTATAAAAAATGGGGATTTTTGGCAAGAGCTTTAATTGACGGGTAATTGATGGTATAGGTTGTGGATCGTTCTATCAAAATAGCGAAAGCCCCGGCTCTCCGTCTAAAGTTTGCCAGGGCTCTCATAGGTCGAAAAGGTTTTTAAGATTACCATGTCTTTTTCCCTTTCTGGTTTTAGTGAATATCGAATCCGAGCTACGCAGTCAATACCTTTCCGGCCTATTTCAATTTTAAGCCGGAAAGGTTTTTTTATGCCCAAAGAGGTAAGCTATTATGATTATTGCCGTAGAATACGGCGATTAAAAGAGGTTAATGGAATTAATAAATCTTTGAAAATGTTACTTTTAGACTTGGCAGATATGCATGGCGAAAATGGGAAAATATTCCCAAACAATAAAACATTGGCCGAAAATAATTGCATAAGCGAAAAATCAATAGATGGACTCTTGAGCCGTGCAAGAAAAAATAATCTCATCAAAACGAGTCCGGCCAGGAAAGGTCAAAAAAGATTTATAACATTGCTATGTCCTGATGACGGCCAACCAATTTTTTTGCATATACGCAAAAAAAATCGAAACAATTTTGCAAATACGCAAAAATCCACCTTTTATATAAACGACAAAATAAAAGAGAAAGGGTCTTCCCTGCCGGTTTCTTTGCACTGGAACGGATTTTTAACCTTAACTCAGAAAAATGATTTCGAGAAATTCGAATCATATTTGAATATGAGCGAAAACGAATGGTTGGATTGCGACGAATTTGTAACTTATTTAAATAGGAATGGAGTTCAATTACAATGACAGATAAAACCTATGCTGAAAAACTAAAGGACCCGAGATGGCAGAAAAAGCGATTAGAAATATTTGAGCGTGATTATTGGCAATGCATGCGTTGCGATTGCGAAACAAAAACGCTTCACGCCCATCATTTACTTTATATAAAAGATAAAGAACCATGGGATTATGAATCGAATATGATAGTTACTTTATGTGAAGATTGCCATGAATTAGCACATAGCGATGATGAAGATATTGGGATGAAAACATTTAAAGAAATTTATCCAGTATCTGAAGTTAATGGTTTTGGAGAAGAGATACTTAATTTTAATGATTTTTATTCCGCCATGGTAAAAGCTAAAGGTACAAAGATAGATGACTCATACTATAAATATTTTAGATCCTTTTTTTGTGATTCTGATTTAAATTTTACGACCAAACTAAATATCATTAAAAGGATAGGATTTGGATTAGATTTAAATATTAATAATAAAGTCGAAATTGAGTTAAGAAGAACTGACGAGCTTTATAAATACATATACTTATCTCAAGATATTTTTAACCCTAAACAATTAATTTCAAATGATATAGAAGAAATTATAGGAGTTACGATCAAATATTTTTCAATTGCATACAGCGGTGCTTATTGGATGTCTTTTGATGAGTTAATTGATTGTATTTTTAACTCCAGAGAAATCGATAGAATAACAAAAGCTGAATTCGGAATTTATGATACATTGACGACTGATGCAATTCTATTAAAGAGGGAACTACACAGAAAAGAAAAAGATCCTATGATTTATTTATACGATCAAGATAAATGGATAGAAGCGTTTGATTGCGTCGAATGGGATTAACACGCAATAACACGATAACACCGGATCTATCCGGCAAACGAGCAGATCAATATTGATCAAAAAACCGAATATGATATCGTTTGGGCGGATGCGGCTAAGAATAATGGTGATATTTTGAAAGATATTGTAACGAGACTTTAAACCGAAGAGGTACGCACATTGAAATATTTTTTAGATACTGAATTTATTGAATATCCATTTACAATTGACTTGATTAGCGTGGGTATCGTTCGTGAAGATGGACGATACCTTTATTGCGAAAATAGCGATTGTGATCTTTCCAAAGCGAATGACTTTGTAAAGAAAAATGTTATCCCTAATCTGATATTCAGGGATAATGGTAAAAAATCTGAAATAGTAAATCATAAGTCTCTCAAAATAAAAGCACCACATAGGGCTATTGCATCTTTAGTCATGGGGATGATAGGCGATGATAAACCTGAAATATGGGGCTATTACGCAGACTATGATTGGGTAGTATTCTGCTGGCTTTTTGGTTGTATGGTCGATCTACCCAAAGGTTGGCCGATGTATTGCCGGGATCTAAAACAGCTTGCCGACAGCCTTGACAAACCTAGATTCGAAGGCCCCAAGGGTGAACATAATGCGCTCGAAGATGCCAGATGGAACAAAGCATTTTATGAATATTTAAAAGAAGATGATTAAAACAGCGGGGTACGCACATTGAAAACTTATATAGGATGTAAAGTCATAAAGGCGGAACCACAACAAAAAGACGGCAAAGACGGCTATAAAGTAGTCTATCCTGATGGCTATATATCCTGGTCGCCAAAGGACGTATTCGAAAATGCTTATCGGGAAATATTACCGGAAGAAATAGGTTTAATCGATGCATAGCCGAGTGTTATTGATCGGCGACATGGAACGGATAGCAATAAAAAATCTTATGTTTTATGCTGAAAATAACAAATTATCTTATGATAAAATGAAAAAAATCATGGCGCGTAAGATGCCGCCGCCTGGAGAAAATGAAAATTATGTGATTACAATCCCACTAAATTTCAGAGTTGTTTTTACTATTGAGCAATATCCCGGTGGTTGGTTTAAGCACCTATCTGTTTCGGTCCCGGTAAAGAATAAAGGACCTCATCCACAAGCGGTTGAAATGATAATGGCTGAATTTGGAATGGGAGACCTAAAGGCGCGGCCAGGGAATAGCGTATATATCGAAGATATCGGAGATGGATATAGAGCTATTAATATTTTACATCCGTTTGAATGTTCTGAGCTAAACACGCAATAACACGCAATAACACCGCACCATAACACGATAACACCGGAGCCATCCGGCAAATATCGGGAGACAAATTTAATGGAAATCAAAATAAAATTCTCAACCGGTAAAGAGATTACATTGAATCAGATCGAATTTAACGAACTCATGGGACGTAATCCTATTTCGTATGTTCCCTATCCAACATATCCTACATATCCGCAATATCCATACTACCCTACTTGGACAACATCAGATTCATCAACGGAAATAAAATAACTCCCGGATCTATCCGGCAAATGTGCGGAGCTGAAAATGGGAATTGAATATGCAATTATAGATGAGTATTACTTACACGGCTGGACTCAAGCCGGAAAAAAAGACGGCACAAAATACGCTGTGTGGACTCGTGTGATTAACGGCCATCGATGTTCGATTGCCGTTGGTAAAGAAACCAAAAAATATTACGCCCAAATAGACGGAGATTGGTACGGACTCTGGCCGTCGCCAGAGTCGGCAGCTAATGAAATTGTTAAAAGAATTATGCGTGGTGAGGTAAGTATGTATAGTTTATGCATATCAGAACAATATAGACGAAAGTATTATCCTGATAAAGAGTGGGAATGGTTGCCATATGTTTAAGATCCAAATCCACGCCACCGGATCCAAAGGCAACTGCTACGCCATCACGGACGGCGTAGAGCGCATCTTGATCGATCCCGGTATCGGCATCAAGCAAATCCAAAAAGCTTTAAATTTCGGTGTCTCCGGCATTAAATTTTGTCTGTTATCGCATGAGCATCGGGATCATTCCAAATCGATCAAGGATATTTTAAAGTATGGCGCCACTTGTTACATGAGCCAGGGCACCGGCGCCGCCTTGAATTTAGATCCCGGCGCCATTAAAATTTTGAAAAGCAGCGCCGCAGTCAAAGATGGCGCCTGGTCAATCCTACCGTTCCAAACCCACCACGACTCCGCAGAACCTTTAGGCTTTTTAATCGAATCGCCCTCCGGTAAAAAGATCGTCTTCGCTACGGACACGGCCTATCTTTCTTTCGTTTTCAATAATATCACGCACTGGATGATCGAGTGCAATTACTCCGAAGACCGCCTAAAAACAAACGAGGCCCTGCCGAATGAAGTCAAACAAAGAATCCGGCAAAGCCACTTTGAATTTAGCAGAGTCAAAGATTTTTTTAGAGTGATGGATCTATCAAAAACCGAAGCAATCTATCTGATACATCTCTCCGATGATAACTCCGATGCAAAGCGCTATGTTGCGGAGATTGAGGCGCTGGCCGGAGTGCCGGTTTATGCCGCCTCGTAAAAACCAGAAATAAAAACAATTCCAACTGTATCAATAGGAACATTACTCGAAGCGGCAGCCGTTGTGCAATTCATAATTTGTATGGTATCTGTATTATGTATTATCCTGCCGACAATAAAATCGCCGGTATATGTTATATTGGACGGTAGTATTGTACATGGGGTAGGTCTAGTATTGGCCGCGGTAAAAGGTAATCCGCTGATAATAAAATTCCCTGTGCCGGTATGAGCAGTCCAATCCAATAAAATTCGAAAAGAAACCCAATTGCCGATTTTTTGATAGCTGCCGCTTTGAGTTGTATACGTGCCTGTTCCGGCGGTTGTAGACCCTTCTATCACCGGTGTGAACGTGCTTTCTATCGGAGCGACAGCATAATAACTGCCCTCCTGCCCATCCAGCAAATCAGCATTGAAATTAGAAACGACCGTCGTGCTTGCCACAGTCAACGGCGCGGTTCCGGTTGCCACAGTACTCTCAAAAGCATTTGCTGTAATATCTCCGCTGCTGTCACGGGCCGCGATAGTATCGGCAGTGGCGGCCGTGTCGCTTGCAAGGCCGTTTAGTGTATCTGCATCCCCTATCCCCGTATCAGGACTTGCGCCGACATCATACCTGACAGTACTAGACCCCGCTTCAATCTTAATCGTCATGCCGTCCGCAAAGGCACCCAAAACAACGCTGCTGTTGTTCAACGTCTGCTGCAATTGATAGGCGGGCGGATAGTTCGCCGTGACGATCAGATAATAAATCGATGCAATGCCGCCGCCGAAATTTGAGATGGCAATGCTTTGGGTCGCCGGAACGACTACTTCATTTACTCCGTTGGGATAAATTGTTGATATTGCCATTTAATTCTCCTTTTTAAAGTACAAATTCGGCGTCTGCCGCATAGTGGTAGCGATAGTTTTCGGTATCTGTTTTTGCAACCCCGATCTCTATTGTATTAATGTTTGCTTCCGAAGCATCAGTGGATACGACGGCAACATCTCCGGTGCCGATATGCAATACTTCATCTATCTGGTCAGCGGCGCTGGGTGACCATAGCGTTACTACCGGATTGATTCGTTTCTTTACTAAAAATGGATGCGTCGGCAAAAATTCGTCGGCGTTTGCCGCAGTCAAAAAGATAGATCCTGTTAGAGTATTAGCGCCTGGGATGTCGGCATAATTATATGATTTTTCATAGTATCTCTGGCAAAGCGCAAGTTCTTCATTAAATGTTCGGTCGTTGCCGGTGATGATCTGTGTACCCAAATTTACTCTCACATCGGTGATGTGCAGTTCTCCGGCAGCCCTGCCGAGTTCATTTGTCTGGTCGTCATAGTCCGTTCCGGCCGCCAGCCAGAAATTGACGACAAGACCACTGTCCACAAAATTAGGGATACTTTCTCCACCGGTATTGGCAATGGGCGGCACGGATAATATGACGCTGTACTGCGTCCAGTCGCCGGTCAATTCGTGCTTTGTCACTCCGATGCCTTGGGCATAATAGGTTGTCGATGTATAGCTGCTGGATTTTAACAAATCGAACGATGTCGAAAATTCACTTCGTCCATCTGTGCCGGACTTGGCGTAAAATGATAGGATGATATCTTTACCGGAGAATGTTGAAACATCTTCAATTACTTCATAATACTTCACATAATCGGTGACAAGCGCGCTTGATCCGGCGTAATCCAACACCTGATATGCTGTCGGGTTTGTCGGGATTGTAGAGTCTGACAGTGTAAATGTATATGTCGTCTGGCTGCCGGTGTAGCCGCTGTCTGCAAGCTGCCATCGGTCGGGGTTGTTGGTTATGCCTCTTTG